TTTAATATCATGATACTGACCGTCTTCTGGGATTGAATTTACATTTACTCCGAGTTTTTTTACAAAGTCAGAATATTTACGAGATTCAGTTAAAACTTGTTTAATCATTTCTGTTAGTTTTTTTTTTTGTTCATGTTTTTTACTCCACAAAGGTAAAAGGTTTAAAAATATTATCCAAATTCATTAACACTTGGTTAACTTATTCGACTATATAACTAACTCTTTCTTGATTTTGAAAAGAATAGTTTGTTTGATATTTATCATCCGTTTCATAATATGTTTTCCCTTCAACGGAATATAGATTACTATCTATAATATATCCCGGATTTGATGTTATTCGATTTTCAGTAAATGCTCGATCTTTCCAAACTATCCTATTGTTAGGATATGCAAAGAAATTTCCGTCATCAACTTTGAATATATGAGCGCATTTATGTTCCGCAGTTTCTGCAAAAGAAACATTTGTCATCATATTATTTTCATGCGCCCAGTCTATCGTAAATAAGTATTCACCGGAATACTTTTTATTACTAATTGACAATAGATCAGCACTTAAACCTTGAAGTCTATGTCTAATGTTTACATCAATGTAATAACTGAAACAGTCCCAGTATATATGTTCTTCAAGAGAATGAACCGGAGCATCTTCTTTCCAGCAAAACGATGTAATTGGTCGTCTTGTCCAGTTGACACCATTTTCAAGAAAAACTTCAAAAAGAAGAGTTCTTGATTCTATACTTGCGACAGAATGAGCATTGCATTTTGTAAACTCACCATGTCCTTTGGTGTGATTGTACAAATATTCATTTCTGAAAAAACAGTCAATGACCGGGATGTTTGAATTTAAATAAGGCATTTATTACTCAATTATATAACTAACTCTTCCCTGATTTTGAAAAAGAGTTATTTGTTTATTTGCGCCAGATTCAGTAACCGAAAATGTTATGATGATCTGGATTGAATTTTCACTATCAGTTCCACCATTTCCAACACCACGAGCGGATTCTAAAACTTGAATATTATGATTTCTAATATAAGGAAGCCAAATGGCTGCTTGTTGATAAATTTCAAATTCGATTTCCGACCTCAACGCCAAAGTATTTGGTTGGAATAATCTAAATTGAAGTCCTATACCATAATTAGGCTGCATATAACGCTCACCTTTTTTGGTTAGCAACAAATTAATATAATTGGTAACGGCTTGTTCTTCTGTTGACCTTGACATATTAAAAAAGCCACCATTCGATGTTCCATTGCCGTTTGTCGGAAACTTGATTCCTACAAATCCGCTGTCAACCTGATCTTCTGGATAATATTTTACTGGCAAAGGTTATATTTCCTTATATATTTGAATACATTCCTGATAGTATTTTTTGCTGCGCTTGTGTACCAAAACATTCAATTTTTTTCGCATATAATAGTTTTACATAATGATTTCTATTCATGATTCCATTGGTATCAAATAACACAAATCCATCTATTTTAGAATATTTTTTAGATAATTTAATATAGAGTTGGTGGACAAAATGACGACCTTTGGTATAATAAAATCGTTTATTTATATAATCTGCGACGGATTCTATATAAACCACTCGATCCAATTGGTTTTGTATGCAATCAATATTCATATCTAAAATTTTACAAGTTCTTGTGATAAAAATTTGAATTTTTTATCTGTTTTAATCGTGGATGCTATTTTTTTAACATCGGATGCTCCAACAAACATTGAAGTGGTATAACCAAACCAAAACATAACATTGTTATTTAAGCTATTTATCTGGTACTTAAACCATGTATCACCATGTTTTGGGTGAACAAAGTTTATTTTAACAATGTGTTCTACTGATGGCTTTATGAATTTCATTTTTCAAGTTGTTTTTGAAAGTAGGTTTGGAAATATGTTTGCACCGTTTTTTGAAATTTACTTTTTATTTTTGAGTCGTTCAAATTTAAAAAGTTAATTCCTTTCTGGTTCAATTCAAAATAAACATTTGGACGTTTATAAGTAAGAGATACAAACGAATGGTGAAGCCCCTCGACATTTATCTGATCCAACTGTTTATTCAACCCAATGATACCAATAACTTCTGCTCGTGGTAACATTCTTATAATAGAAGAATCAGTAGTTTCAAAAACTGGAAAGGTCATTGATGTCTGAGTTGCTTCTAATAAATTTTCCATGATCATTTGCTTTAAAAGTTTAATCTTCATTCTTTTTGTTCCCCAAAGGTAAATGTTATTTTTATATTTCCAAAGTCATTAACAACTTATTATGATTTATTCTTCATCTTAGTCGCCAAATCCTTTTACGGTATTAGACCATTTGATAACTATTGATTTTATTTCAGCAGCATCATCAGCGTTTGCAACCTTTTTAACCAAATCTTCTATTTTTTGGGCGGTTTCGATTGTTTCTGGAAATGTAACTGTACGTTGTTCTCTTACCCAACGGCTGTTTTCGTATAAATTCAAAGACCAAGCAGCCGTTCTAAGCATCGTCATTCTACTAAATACAATTGCCAACGGTTTCGGAACATCCTTTACTCTTGCTTGCTGACCATCCCACGTCATTCCAAGTTTTTTAGTCAAATATAATATCATATCTGATTTCTTAAAGACTTTTGAAACCGACGTTCCTTTAAATTTTTCTAGTTTTGCTTTTGGGAAAGAAAGTTCGGGTGAATTCAAAACATCATGATTTTGAGTAGTTGTCCAATCGCGTTGGGTAATTTTCAATTTTTTATTGTTGTAAAACCCATAAGCAGTTACACCAAGCGGAAAACTTATATTTCCTGCTCCGGAACCTAATGAAGATGTTCTTCGGGCATCTGTTGTGCTGCAATATAATTGAAGGACGAATATTATACTTCTGTCAGGATTAGAAAATTGCACTTCAAATGAAGCATGGTATGCATATTTTTCATTTGTAGTCGGATATTCTTTAACAATTTTATGGGTAAAAATATCATCATATACCGAATTAAAATATCTAACAAAAGAAGAATAGTCGACTTTTGATTTTAGAATTTCTAAAATTTGCAAGGATAGTTTATTTGTTTCTTCTCTATCCCTTTTCCAATCATCCATTGAATTTGAACGATTTGTTTGCTTTTTTAAAAGTTCATACGCATCGTTTACATCGCGCATGGCTTCATTGCTTCCACCTTTATCGGGGTGCGCTTTTAATGCTGCTTGTCTAAATGCAAGTTTTAATTTACTCTCGTCACCTAAGTCTGACTTAGTAAGGTTTAACGCTTGCAAAGCATCGTCTAAGGATATTTCTAAAAGTATTCTTCTAAGTTTCATTTATAATTCCATCGCGCCTGAATTATCGCTCGAAATACCAGCATTGCCAACCGATTTTCCGCCAGTATTTTTAATAGCATTTTTCAAAGACGATAATTGCGAAGAAGTTAGTTTAAAGGTCATATTATCACCTCTACTTAAATGAATCGAACTGGCGTTATTTACGTTTTTCTTATTCATTATCCCTTCACCAGTAGATAAGTTTAAACGACCGAACCGTTTATCGGACTGAATTTTAATACTGGTATCTCCTGCATTCATCGGATAAACAATGAAGTCTTGGGGAAGTTTCATTCCTTCAACTTTCATATCAAATGAAAGGGTTCCCATGATATTACGCTTCATATTAGAAATTTTAACAGTCTCGGGTTCATCTGATTCTTTAATAATTTTCCGAATCATTTCTTCAAGTTTGCGTCTGTTTAGCATTTATATTCCTCATTATTTTACGTTATCAAGCCAACTTAAATCTTCATCATCTTCATAACTTGAATCTTCATTCATTGCTGAAAGGACTTGTTGACGAAAATCTTGTTTTGCTTTTTGGTTATTTGAACCTTTATCCATCTTTTGAACCAGATGGCCGTAATCCCTATTCATCGCTTTAATTACTGCTTTTGGCGCATTAATTGGTCGACCACTTTCAGAAGTAGGAACGTTGATGATTTCGTCTTCACGTTCAAAGGCATCTAAATAAGTTTTAGATTCCATCGGAGCAGGTTCAGTTTCCATTAAAAGTTGATTTAATAATGGATTTTTAGACATTTGTTTTTTAGGTTTTTGATCAACCTGAAATTGTTGTCTAAAACCACGTTGAACTTCTGTAAGTTTATCAACAGGTCTTGAAGTTGAACCTTGACGTTTGATTTCAACCAAAAGTTCCTGTTTCATGAGTTTAAATTCCTCTTTGACAGCCTTTTTGGTTGCTAACATTATTAATTTAACTAATTGTTCGTTTGTCATTTAAAATTTATCTTTATATGAACTATAAACTGTTAATCTTGATTTAACATTTGGTGACCCGTGTTTAGACACATATTTAGTTATTTCAGTACCAATTGTTTCTAAGTCAGAATCAGATAGTTGGCTTAGTTTTTTACGGCCAATTATATAATCAGTCTCAGGCAGTGTTCCGTTTGTTTGTATTGGAAATCCTCTATCATTAGGAAATCCTACAATTATACGCATATTTCCGTTTGTATCTAATCCAGAACCTTTAATGTAAAGATTTGAAACTGGTTGGGAAATATTTACTTTTTTGACTTCTGTTAGAATTGTTCTAACCATTTCAATCAATTTTTTTTTGTTCATTGTAAATCTCTTTTTTTTGGTTTTAGTTTTATGTTAATTCAATTATGGTTGTTTAAATTTGGTAAAATCACTTGTTTGTAATTGCATCACCTGTGAAACGTTATTCGAGGGACCAGTTGGTCCACTTGGTGAACTGAAAAAAGCAGTACCTTGGCATAACTTTGAAAATTCATCCATCCATTTCTTCAAAAAATCCATCAATTCATCCAAATCAACTTTATGTTTTTCAGTTTGAAATAAAACCTTTTTTCCACTTATTACAACTTTTTCTTTTCCTAAAATCAACGCCATATCTTTATTGGCGTTTATGACGACTCTATTTGAATTTATTGCAATTTGAGATTTACCATCATATTGACCTAACTTTTTAGCATCCTGATTTTTATCGAACCCGGCTTTAAATTTTTTAAGTTTTTGGTTTGAAGTTAAAACAATAGTCGATTCATCTTTTTCAATATCCTCAATTTCGTATTTGTTATTATTGATTTCGGTTGTTTGTGCGCTTTGAGTTGAACCTGCGGTTGGTTTTTTAACTCGCAAAATCATTATCGGATCTCCGTTTCCAGAACCTTCCCAAGTTGGTTTTTCTGCATAAACGGACATATCCCCACCTTTAATAGTTGAGCCAAATCTTATACTTGTACCAAACCTTCCTTCGTATAAATCGTCACCATCAAATATTTGAAGATTCGGAGTTCGTTTCGGTTTTTGCTCAAACGTGTATCCCCATTCGCGTTTATCACTCTTCCTTTCTGCACTATTTCCTCCCGGTACTAATCCTTTTCTTCTCCACAACTTCGGGAAGGCGTGTAAAACTAAATCATCTGTTGCATTTATAACCGATAAATAACAATAACCGATATTTTTCAAACCAGAGGTTGACCAATCATTTACTGGGGCCGGAATTAAAATTACTTGCTCACCTATAAGCGGAATTCTCCGATTGAACGTTGCTGGCCGGACAAATATATTTCTGACTTGACCTAAATTACTTTGATTGGAGCCAATTCTTACTTCGATTGAGCCAAGTGGAAGAGGATTTCCTTCATCATCAACTTGATTCGGCTTGAAAGATTTTTTAGTCTCGATTACCTCAGCTATAATCATAATAAATCATTTTCCAATCTTTATATTTTTCTAAATTAGATTTGCATTTATACCGTATATTAAAATAATTCAAATTAGGATATTTCTCAATTATATCGTCGTGATGTACAAACGTTTCCCCGTTTATTTCATAATAATAAGACAATTTAAACATCGGTTTCTTGTTATTAACTAAAATATCTGGGTTTATAAATTTCCATTCAGACCATTCAGGTTCATTAGACAAACAACGGATTTTAATTATTTTTGCACTAATATTTAATTTATTAACTGCCGATTTTAGTGTTTCAAATACTACATTATCAATTATAACCTTCACACAACGAGTATAACTCGATACTCGTTTTTTTATTATTTCTGGTGAAATTTTTCTACCTTTAAGTGTATTTGATATTCTATTTCGCAAATCTTTATTTCTCATCAATTCGGTATTTTTTAGTGATCTACGAATCCGATGTTCATTATTATACACCTGTTCACTATTTCCACCAGTTCGTACATTATAACATTCCTCGGATTCAATTAATTCGATTGTCACGATTTTCTGCTCATAGTCAGATAATTCATTTCGCGTGGAAAATTGTTTAATTATTTCTTTTTTAAAATTTTCAATGCCGTATTTCTTTTGTGCCCGGCGTACCAAAGTTCCGCCTCCCATATAACCATCATCTAAATTATCAGTAGAATGGATTCCATAATAATATTTACCGTTAATCAAATTGGTAATCTTGTAAAAATAATTGTATTTCTTTTCAATTCTACTTTCATTTGAATTGTTTTCATTCTGTTTTTGACTCATTTAAACTCCTTATTGCGTTTGAAATTAATTTTTCTACAAAAAGGTTTATTTTATAAGAATTTTGATTACAAAAATCTTTCAACTCCATGTGAAGTTTTTCACTCACGTTAATTGTTTTAACCTTTTTGTCCTTTTTCATATACAATAAGTATGTTTAATAATGTAAAAAAATGTAATTATTTAGTTAATAAGAAGTTAAAGTTTTAATCCCCCTTAGCATGACCCGGACGAACGCTCAATTTTTGAGCCTCCTCCATTATTTCCTTTCTCATTTCAGCAGTTATTCCAAATGCTTCTAAATCGTCTTCTGAATCTTTACCTGTATTTTTGTTTTTACGAGTTACAATGGCAGCGAGTTTAACCAATTGTTCATCATTTTTAACGGAAACACTTTGAAGTCCAGTTAACATTGGTAGCAACATAACTGCATCTTGAATGTTTTGAATCATAGGTTTGACAATTTCAGATGTTTGTAACAAATGAACTTGTTTGGCTTGGGCATTTTCATAAATACGACGAAGTAAACCTTCGTAGGTTACTTCTTCACCATCCGTCCCTATAAATAAAACATCACTGTTCTGTTGTTTCTTCTTCATTGATAATTTCTCCTTCAATGTGTTCTGGGAAGTACAAGAATCTATGCCAATATTTTGTTCCCGTTTGTTTATATTCTAAAAACATATTTTGACATAATGGACGTAAAACATTTACGACATTTGTAATTATCTGAGTTTTCACGTAAATCTGTTCTCTAATCAAAATATAGAGTGCCTTTTTTCTATAAATATCTATGGAGTGACTATTTTTAAATAAGTTAAAAACGGCTTCTAATATTTGGCGTTCTTTTTCATCAAACGGAATGATTTTATCATTTTTTACAAAATAAAAATAATCTAAATGCTCCATTCCCCATTGAGACCATTTATAACAAAAATCTTGTAATTCTTCTTGTGTTTCTTGGTATCGAACCTCATCGTCAACATCTCTACTAAAATCAATGTGCTGAACCTCAACCTTTCCGTAGGTGTTTTCGGCAACATCACGCATTCTTGCGTTTACCCAATTAATGGCTACCCGGTTGAAATATGAAAACGCTCTCGAACCTCGTTCTTGATTGTATTTACCTAACTTTTCATACATGAAACAAATACAATCTTGCTTTGAATCTGAATATGACTCGATACCAAAGTTTTTGAAATTTTTATTATGAATAACGTTTTCAGCCAACTTTGACAGCGCCGGATAAATAACTTCATTAAACAAACGAGTTTTTTGAACACTGTCCTGCATTTGACAATATTCAACTATCGAGTTTTCAACTTTTTTCCCAAAGTAGGGTTCACTTTTCTTCTTCTTGGTCGTCATCAATTCTTAGGGTTTCTAATTTATTTTGAACTTCTTGAATACTATTGTAAATAACTTTAAAAGCAAAACCTACTTCATCATCACTACTGAAACTTCCGCGTTTATCAATTCGTTGCATATTTGAATATGCTTCTGTAAATAAACCTAAAAAAATCTTGTAGTAATTTTCAACTTCGTTGTAAAGTTTTTCTTCACGTTTGTTGGTTTTTTTAATAAATTCTTCCATCACTGAAACTTGTGAATATAAATTCCAAGTTGTCCAACCTAACGCTAAAACCAATAATGAAAGTATGATAATGGTTATGATCATTTTTGTTCCTCGTAAAACTTCAATTTATTATTTTCAATTACCCATCTTTCAAACTCGAACCTTGCAGCCTTCATATCAGCAAAGTGAAGGATTTGGTGAATATTTGTTCTTGCTTTTGAGGTTAATTGATTTGAAAGAAAATAGGCTTCGTTTGCTTTATCATAAAGTCCGTCATGGGTTCTAATTGCAAGTTGTTCTTGCCAAGAACATTTAACTCCATAATGTTGTAATAAAAACAAACTCGTATCTTGGACTAATGCAAATGGCGTTCTTTCATCATGAGTATAAATTTTACCTTGATTTTTTCGATGCCATTCACTTTCATTAAATTTGTAAACTTCATATTCGCCCGGTAAACCAGCCTTTCCTAAGTCATGGTGCATTGCAGAAAACAAAAGTTCTTCCAAGGTAAAATTATCAACTTTCAATCCCAAAGTTTTCCATTGATCGTATTCCTTTTTTGAAAAATCAATCACCCTTAAAACATGGTCAATATATCCTCCGGGAAACGCATTGTGATAATGTTCAACACCAGAGGCTGGCATTGTTACCAAACGTTCTTCCAGTTCATCATACATTTGGTTTAAAACATCTTTTCGGGTTGGAAATAATGTATTAACTAATTTCCTGAATATTGTCCAGTTTTTTTCAATTTGTTCTGCTGTTAAATAATTAAGTTCATTCATAAATTTCTTAAATTTTGGTTAATTGCGTAATCAAATATTTCTTTCGTAATTGGTTTACCATGTTCAAATAAAGGCGGACTGATTACTTCTTTACTAATTTGCCATTTATTTAAGTGGTCGTGAAAAACAAGTGTCATGTAATTTCCACATTCACTTTTTTTACCATAACCTTGACGTTTAACGCCCTCTTTTGTGAATTCTATCTGGTAGTACATTATTCAAATTGATTATTTAATTCAACTTCCGTTTCTTCGGCATATCCGAGTTCATATATTAATTGTTTCAATTGAACTCCTTTATCAACATTTTCACGAGTCGTTCCGCCGGTAAGGATATGACCCATAAGTTCACACGCGTTTTCAAGGGCTTGAATTCTATTGACATCCCAAACAATAAAAACATCTTTATTAGCCGCCTTGTTATTTGCAAAATTTTGCCCAAGTTTTAAATTTCTTAGATATTCTCTTGAAATTCCCGTGTGTTTAGTAGCAGCTTCAATATGAGGATATGTAATAATTTGCCCACCATGTTGTACGGTTATTGATTTATTGTCAACAAATCTTTTTGTATTTCTATCACTAATTTGATATTTTGTTCGTATATATAATAATCTATCCCTATCAATGTTATATTTTTCAAGTATATAAGGAATTGGTTGATTTAAATTATAATCATTGATAATTTCAAGTTCTGTTTCAGTTGGTATATGTCGATTACAATTTTTTAAATACAAATTACTTTTCCCAATTCCTTTACCAGTCACGCCCATCAATGATCTATGAATCATGGGTTTTGAAATGTTATATGACTTGGCTATTTCATCAACAGTTCTACCATTTTCATAATCACATTTTATTGCGTAATACAAATCTATATTCCTCATTTTTTAGTAAGTTTGAAAGTTAAATCCCAAAGTTTTTAATTCTGTTATATCAAAATACATTAAACCTTTGTATTTGTGGTATTCGTCAATATAACGTTGGAAAAAGTTCCTAAATACTTGCGGGAAAGATAAAAGTTGAGTTTGAAATTCATTTAATCGAGTTGGATCATATTTAAGTTTTGAACCTTCATTTACCCAAACATTCAAAAACGATAACAGTTTCAAAAATTCCAAATGTAAAATTCCCCTGAAAAAGAATTTAAAAGGACGGGCTAAACTTTTGACATATTCCAAAAATAAACCTGCGTCTGAATGTGGTTCATATCCACTTAAAATGAAAATGTTAATTTCAACGTTGTCAGGAGTAGTTTCAGTTATTTGTCGAACCTTTTCAACCATTTGCCCAAAGGTTTCTCGTGAAAAATCAACTGTAATTAAAAGTTCATTTTCTTCAACTTGTATTGTTGAAGTTTGAACATTTGTTTTAGGTTCATCATCATATAAACTAAATTTTTCCATATATTCCAAGATAAGTAAAAGTTTTCAATTTTCCAAACATTTTAACATTTATTTAATTTCCATTTTCACGTTTCCAAGCCTCAATTGCCTCGTGAGGCATTATTTTAATTTGGGTTGGAGTTAAACTTTTTTTTTATTGCCTAAACTTTTACTGATGTGATCAGCAATATCAGGAGTTAATTGAGTATCGACTACTCGCCTTCTACTCTTTGTTGGATTATTTTCCTCAACTGGTAAAACTTCTTCATTGGGTTTAGTTTCTTCAACTGATACAGAATTTGAAATAACCTCATTTTTTTGCCTCTGGTTGCGTTTTCTTTTTGGTTTAACCTCAACGTCCACTTCTGGGATAGAATCGATTGTAGGGGAAATTTGAGGCTCTGATGAAGATTGTGTTTGAGGTTGATTTTGTTTAGGTTTGATTTTCGATTTTAATTTTTCAAAAAGTGCTTTGAAATTCAAAGTGCTTTTGGAACTATTTCGTTTTGAGGTTCTATTTAAGTAATGATTATTTTTAAATGCAAACATAGAGGTTAAAATTAACATTAACGCCAATGGTTGAAAAACAATTACAATCAATAATATTAACCAGTTAACAATTTCATTCATTGGTTTACCAGTTAATGAACTCAAATATTTAAGTGGTCCAAGTTCTGAATTCGTTTCATTACTGTTTTCAATTTCAATAATTGAAAGTTCTAACTTTTGAATCGAATCCAAATACATGGAATTGAGGGAATCAAGTTTATATTTTCTTTGGTTTAAAACATTCATTTGTTGTTCCAAACCTTTCTTATTTGAAACCAATACATTTGTTACAACTTGGCCCTTGATTACTTGTTGAGTTTGAGTATTTTGATTGTAACCTTTACTCAATTCAGTTAGGTTATTTGAAATTAAACTAATTTCATTTTTATTGTCTTGAATCCTTGTTTCAAACGTTTGTTTTTTGGTTTTAACCAAGTTTGAACGTTTAGTAACAATTTCATCCTTTAATGCAGTTTTTTGATATCCATCTGACAGATAACCATAAATTCCCATTGAGGTTAAAATGGTTAAGGTGATGACAATTAAAATCAATGGATATTTAAGTATTGGAGGTAAATATTTCCAATAATATTTCAATGCAGTAGCAGTTACAATATTACCAAACTCAAATGCAAATGCTAAAATAGTAGCACCTACTTGATGACCTCCAAATAATTTACCAAGACCATAAATTGAAAAGAATGATCCAGTAATTGAAATAAATAAAGCAGAAATTAGAATTAGATATGGAAAATATTTTTTCATCTGTTTTATGCAAAAACTTGTTTTTTGCGTAAGTGAATGGGTTTCATTGAAAACCTGAACTGTTATGTGTTAATTTCAAGTTGAGTAGTAAATATAGGTATCCTCTTACTCACAAGTGACTTTGTTTAACGATTTGCGTTGGTTTTTCAAACCAATCCGGTTGAGTAACCGTTGGTTACTTCTTTGCGCCCAAATTAAAAATTTGTTCGCGAACTGTTTAAAATAGTTTTTCAGTTTTACTTTCAAAACATTGATTTAACGGAAGTAAACCGTTTTTACAAAGTTACAAAAAATTTCTGACATTTTCAAGTCCATTAACATAACTTTAACTTTTAAGAAATCTAACCCATTCGTTTAATGTTATCATGTCGGGTTTTTTATCTCGAATAAAATAATTTAAAAGAGTATTCAATCGACTATATGGTTTATTTTTAGTCTTTTTTGTTAAATATGATACCAGATATTCTTCCAAATTCATAGTCGATTTTATATCTGAATATTTAATTGTAAATAAAACAATTTTTCGTTCTCGACATAATTTGAATTTATCGGTATCTCGCTGTTGTTGTTTATATAAATCGCTTCTACTTTTATGAAATTCTTTGATAAATTTATAATGTTGTTTACCTTGAACTTCAATAGCAAATTTCAAATTAGTATTTTTGATCGAAACCATGAAATCTAACTGCATTTGATTATTTGTTTTCGGATTTCTCAGCCATTTATAATAACGATTCACTTGAACTGGATTGAAATGGTGTTTTTCTGAAATTTCTTGTAATTTATTTAAAATTATTGTTTCAAAAGATGATAATTTTGGTTCTTCTTTCATTACTTAACTTTTAAGGTTTAGGGATATTTATATATATGGAAAAAAATAAGGAAATTTTGATTATGCAGGAAAACCTGTTCACAACTATTGCCAAGTTACTTGCTTTAAATATCATAAAGCGTAATATTGGTTCAGCCAAACAATTAGCCAAAGGTGATGCCGAGGTTCAAACTTCATTAGAATCTTTGAAATTTCATACCCAAAGACTGGAAAAACTTTTGAAAGATTTGTGTGATCGTGACCCAACCAACTTCCGGTGTAAAGAATATCGCCCACAAAAACATTCAAGTCCTAATTTTAAGTAAAAATCATTAAATTACCAAATTAAATATTAGAATTAACAAAACGTTAGGAAAATAAATTGGCAAAGCAACAACAAGAGACTGATGTGAAAAAAATGTTGGAAAAATTATTCGCGGCCATTAAAACGACGAGTGAATTTTCCAGAGAACAAGTCAAAATCAATCGCGACTTGTTAAAGGTGATGTCTTTGTTGAATGATGGATTTGCTAAAAATGCCCAAGATGCCCAAGATTTAATTGCCGACGTTACCGATGGCGTGGAAGATGCTGATAAATTTTTCCAAAAATGGGCAAAACAGCGTGGCGCAACTAAGCAAGATTTAGAAACAATTCGTAAAAAGTTTCGTGAAATTGATGATATAAATGACGATATAATTGAAGGAAGTAAAGATTATATTGATTTATTAAAGGAGCGGCATGAATATCTGGATGATGAAGTTGATTTAGGTAAATCTTTATTAAAAAATCATAATGAAATAATCAAAGCCATTCGCGAAGGGAAATCCGCCGCAACTAAATTAAGTAGCCAATTCAATAATATGGATGAAGCATTGCGAGATATGGTTGCTAAGAAGGTTGATTTTACCGGAATGTTTGACGATTCGTTTTCAAGTGCCGATAAAGTTCAAAGTTCACTTGCAAAAATGAACCAAGACATTGAAGGAATGATTCATAATGTTTCGGGGAATTATTTTAATATGGATTTGAATTTCAATCCATTGACCGGCGAACTTGACAACGAAATTAAAAATGTATTAGGTGTAATTGAGGAAGAAAAAAATGCCAGAATAGCAGGATTAAGTGAATATTTTGAAAAAAATAAATATCTCCAAACTCAATTATCCAGACAACTTGCTGCACAAAGTAAAGGTTTGGATATAAAAATAAATGTAGATACTGGTGAAGTTGAAACTATAAATGGGATATTAAAACGAGGTTCTGTCGAATATCAAAAAATGATAGATTCGTTGGACAAAGTGGTTGAAAAAACTGGATTAATGTCACAACTTTCGGGACAATTTGAAGAGATAACTAATTTAGTAAAAATAGGAACTGATAGGACAGAAGAACAAAGTCAACGATTGAACCAATTATTGAAACCTCTCGGAATGGCTACCGAGATGTTAGTTAAACAAGTTGAATCAAAACGGATAAGTTTAGATACTGATGCTGCCATGTTAATGAAGCAAAAAGAAGCCGTTGAGTTGACTGGTAAATATATGGGTAAGATGAAAGGAGTTGAACAGGTAATTCAGCGAGTTGGACGAGGATTTGATTATGTAAATGCTCTTTTACCTGCCGGGATAAGTGACTTCTTGGGGTTAGGTCAAGCAAGTGAGCAAATGTTGATGGGGCATCGTAGAGGCGTAGAAGCATTTACTTCAAAATTAAAAGATGGGGTAACTTATTCAGAAGCAATGAAAGGTTATATGTCTGCGTTACGACCTTCAATTGTTTCATTATTGAACCCGACGACTATTTTAGTTGCTGGTTTTGCATTATTGTATGGCTTTGTCGATAGTTTGGTCAACAAATACAAAGATATGCAAAAAGAAATGGGTGTAAGTTTGAACCAAGCGAAGGAAATTTTAAATGTCCAACTTGACACCCTCACAAGTCAAAAAAATCAATTTGGAACCATGAAAGATATTCAAGAGGTTCAAACTGCTATTATTGGAAGTAGTGGTAAAGTATTTTCTTTGACTAAAAAAGATGCCAAAGAATTGACTATTGATTTGATTGAAATTGGTAAATATTTTGGTTACGGAAATGAACAGGCAGTAGAATTGCATAAAACATTTAAAATGTTAGGTGCTGACGATAAACTTTCATTGACATTGCAGAAAAACGTTGGTTATTTTGCTGAAATGGCTGGTTTAAGTGCAACTGTTATAACCAAAGATTTAATTGAGAGTGCAGATACGGTAGCAACTTATTTTGCAGGAATGCCTGATAAAGCCGCACAAGCCGCTATTGAAGTTCGAAAAGTAGGTATGTCGCTAAAACAAGCAGGTTCAATCGCGCAAAAAATGCTTGATTTGGAAGGATTTATGACTGATATGTATGAACTTTATGCAATGTCAGGTAGGGGAATTGATTTTAGCGAAGCCTTTGATTTAGGTTTAAGTGGTGATTTGGAAGGAATGGCTAAATCAATGGTTAATCAAATTGGTACAATGAACGATTTAAATGCAATGTCGCCGCATTTAAGAATGAAAATTGCAAAAACAATGGGCATTGAAACCAACGAACTTGCAAACATGGTGAGAATGAACGAAGAAATGGGAAGTTTAGGTTCAGACCAACAAAAGTGGTTAGAAAAAAACTATGGTACGATGGGTGATATTTCACAATTAAGTAAAAAGGAATTACAAAATAGAATTGCTCAGGGAATGTCAACAGATAGGTTAGGAGTTGCTTGGGAAAAAATTAAAGGAGTTTTATTTAAAGCGCTTATTCCGTTGGCTGAGGCGTTCGGAGAAGCAATTGATGCAATTAGTCCTATTTTGGATATTCTTTTATTGGCTTTTAAAGGAATCGCTCCAATTATTAAAATAGTTGGTCTTGCTCTTAAATCCATTATTCAATTAACTGATGCGTTTTTTGGACTATTTGGAATGGGTTCAAATGATATTGAAAAAATTGCAAGTGGAATTGATGAAATAGGAGGAACATTAGGTGAAGTAATGAAAGCCGCGATTGGTTTAGTTGAAGTATTTGCCGGTACTGCTATTTTAAAATCGTTCGGTTTAATAAAAATGAATGCATGGGATTTAGTTAAAATGATTCCTAATATTGGTTCCATTTTTTCTAAAACAAGTAAAGAAGTTGAAATCAAAAGTCAGGAAGTTTCGGCCAACGTTCAACAATCAGTTCAAAGTAGTGTTTCCGCCCAAGTCCAAACCGCTCAAACTGCAAAACAAACGTTGGAACAAACTGCAAATGCAGTCAAAGGTTCAACTACTAAAATGAGTAAAGACGTTGAAACTACTGTTAAGAAAACCAAAGACGAAATTTCGAAGCCAACTACACTTGGAATTTCAGCAGATGGAGCCAAAAAAGGATTTAAGTTATTTGGTGATATTGCTTCCAAATCGTTAACTGCGTTGGCTATTCATAGTGCAAGTTCATTTTTATTTATGAAAAAAGAGGGTGAACAACAAACCAGTGAATTGACTTCAAATATGGGGTCAATGTTTGGTTCCTTGGCCTTATCTTTGGCTCCTATGTTAATGGGTTCTTTACAAGAGGGTTTAGAGAGAACATTTACCAAACGGATGGAAAAAAAATTAGAAGGTTCGCTTGAAAATCCGATTAAAAAGGCATCAAAAGCATTTGGAAGTATGGATAGTGAAAGTGGTAGTGTATTTAAAAGAATTTTAGATAAAGGTAAGTCCGTATTTTCAAGTTTAGGAAATTTCAGTAAAAAATTAAGTGGAGTTCCGAGTGTAACTGGTTCATTTGACGCAATGGCGTCAAGTGTTGATAAAGTTATACCAAAAGCAGAAATGGTTTCAGAAGTTGTTGAAAAGGTTAAAAAAACTAAAAAAACTGAAACCGCTATCGATGTTGAACCTTCAAAACCAGTTAAAGAAACGACTAAAAAAGTTGGAAGTAGTTTTGATGGATTGACATCAATGTTTAAATCAGTATGGAATGGAATTAAAACGGTTTTAAATGATTTAGTCAAATTTGTTTCAGATTCAATGAAAACATTATCAAGTGGAATTGGAACGACAATTAAAAATATTTTGAAAGGAATTGGTGATGGTCTAAATTCATTTAAAACGGGCGCAATCAAAGGCGCTGCTTCTTTGGTAATTTTATCTGGAGCGTTATGGGTTACTTCAAAAGCAGTTCAAAATTTTGCTTCTGTTAAATGGGAAGATTTAGCAAAAGCCGGAGTTGCATTAGGCGGTCTTGCCGGAGTTGCATTAACGTTGGGTTCTGCATCTGGTCAAATGATTGTAGGTGCTGCCGCTATTGCTGTTTTAGGTGCAAGTTTAATTCCTGCTGCCTTGGCACTAAAAATGTTTAATGATATTGAATGGTCAAGTTTAGGTAAGGCTGGCGTTGCATTGGTTGGATTAGCAGTTTCGGCAGGAGTTTTGGGTGCAATTATGATGTCAGGAGTTGGCGCTGTTGCATTAACTTTGGGCGCTGTTGCGATAGCAGGATTGGGTGCAAGTTTAATTCCACTGGCTGCCGCGTTAGCAATAGCAAGTCCAGCGTTAGAAAAAATAAGTCCAATTATTGATTCTTTTGGTGGAGTTATTAAGACAACTTTTGAAGGAATTTCCCAAGTAATTTCAACTGCAACTTCTGGAATTGTTAAAATATTTTCAACCTTGGGCCAGATTGATGTAGGTCATTTATTTTCAATTGGCCCTGCTTTGGGAAGCGTTGCATTTGGGTTAACTGCTCTAAGTGCTTCCTTGGCAGGAAGTTCGATGATGAATGGAATTTCTAAAATGTTTGGCGGTGATATTGTTAAAGATTTGGAAAAACTTGCAGAATTAGCAAATCCGTTGTATATTGCCGCAAAAGCAATTGGGATGTTGGGCGAAAATATTTCTTCATTAGGTCAAACTTTGACAAATGTCGATTTCTCCCAATTAGCAAAAATTGAAGATGTGACATTGGATACGAAGGTTCAACAAAAAATTAAACCAATTTTAAATGCACCTTCCGTTCCGAGAGATAGTACAAATGTTAAAATTTCACCTATCCAGATTCCAGTTGCCCAACCTCAACCTCCAAATAAAGTTTCAGTCGCTCAGGATAAACTTCTAAATCCAAAAGAAGTTGCTGAAACGCAAATGAAATTTAATGGTGGATTTACAAACAAGCAAAATGAAGATATTTATGGAGGTGATGTTTTAAATGATAACCAAGAAACCAATATGTTATTACGTCAAATGATTCAGTTGATGGAACTTTTGGTTCGAAAAGATTCAAATACATACATGGATGCTCAAAAAGTTACTGCAACAATAAAAGCAAAGTTAAATAATTAAAACAAAGGATAAAAATATGAAACCAACAAAAAGACAAATTCAAATTGCAGAACATTTTGTTAAACGGGTGTTGAATGAGGCAGGAACCCGTGAAAATTATATTGGCGTAAACGAATCTCCAAAATTAAAAAAGGCATTGGATCAAGTTGAAACTATTTTGAAAGGTTATACGAAAGGACAAACTAAATCTGATGCTATGGCAGCCTTAAATGTATTATATTCATTGATTCAATAAGGTTATTTCAATGCCCAGACCAAGAACAGATTTTCCAAAAGAACTTTTTTATTTCCATCGACATGACCCGGGATCTGGCGCAGAACCGGAAGAAGAATGGAAATTGGAATTTGAGGCACATATCGTTTCAGTTAACGATACGTCAAGTCCCTCATATTCTGAATTTTTTGATATGGGAAGAGCCGATCCGAAAGTTTTTTATGCTGGTGCAAATAGACAACTTCAAATAAGTTTTTTCTTAGTTGGGTTTAATGAAGAAGAACATTTTCGAAATTATGATATCTTACTTGCAAGGTTAGGTAGGATGACTTATCCGATTTACAAAAGTGGTCAGGGATATAATTCTCCCCACGTTTTAGTTCAAATAGGAAAACTTTTCAAAGGTTATGGTGTTATAACAAATTTAACATATGATTGGAAGGGTGAAAATCCTTGGATTGGAAATAGACCACTTTACACTGATGTAAATATGACAATTAAAATTCTGGCCAATAGTCAAGGTTATAGACCAGATGCAGACAAGAGGTATATGTTTTAATGCAACGTTACGAAGAATTTACTCAAATAATTCCTTCTCAACAAGGAAAACGTCGATTTTCAACTTTATATTACCCCAAGGTTGAAAAGAAAAGTAGTGACACTTATATCATCACTAAATCAAGTGATAGATTTGATTTACTTGCATTTCAATATTATGGGGATACCCGTTATTGGGTCTTACTTGCAAAAGTAAATAGACTTCATAATGCGACTATAAGAGTTCCAGTTGGAATTAGATTGAGAATACCTGATTTGAGGTTAGATGAAATTGAACAATTATTTTTAGACGCACAAAATTAATGTCAGAATCCCTATATAGAAGAAACCCGAAGGAAGGCGATATTATAAATGTCCTCAAAGCAAGGAGGCAACTATATAACCGTGATTACATTCAAACCAAGGATGGTAAAAGTGCATCGGTCAGAAATCCTGCTTGGGTTACTTTGACAGGATATGATAAAAGTTGTGGCGGTGGAGAATCAAAACAACTTCCGATTAAAACTGAAAAAATAGATGCGACATATTACTCGGGGG